CACAAAAACAATGCCAAAATATCGGGCGTTAATGGATTTATTCCATAATAATTATTTATTTTTGACGGTTTTCGGCAAAGATCAGTAAAAAACAGGTTTAGATGGCTAATAAGATGGCGAATCCTTTCTTTCAGTTTAAGCAGTTTACAGTATGGCATGACAAATGTGCCATGAAGGTAGGTACGGATGGGGTACTTTTAGGGGCGTGGGCTTCTGTTCAAGGGGCACATCGAATTTTAGATATTGGAACCGGGACGGGGTTGGTTGCTTTGATGCTGGCTCAACGTAGTCTGCCGGATGCAAATATTGTGGCGCTGGAAATTGACGAAGCCGCTGCCGGGCAGGCTAAGGAAAATGTGGCCCGTTCTCCCTGGAAGGATCGGATAGAAGTGGTGAAGCAAGATTTTCTGTTCTATCAGTCTCCGGATAAATTTGATGTGATCGTTTCCAATCCTCCTTACTTTGTGGATTCGCTTAGTTGTCCGGACCAACAGAGAAGCATGGCACGACATAACGATTCTCTGACTTATGAAAAGTTGCTGAAGGGTGTGGCTGATTTATTGAAGAAAGAGGGTACTTTTACAATCGTAATACCGACAGACGTGGCTGACAGGGTGAAGACTGCAGCTTCCGAATATCATTTATATGCAACTCGCCAGCTAAATGTAATAACCAAGCCGGGAGGAACTCCTAAACGGATGTTAATTACTTTTACGTTTAATAATGAGGGATGTATTAAGGAGGAACTGTTGACTGAAGTAGCCCGTCATCAATATAGTGAAGAGTATAAAGAATTGACTCGTGAATACTATTTGCATTTGAAATAATATTTTTGCATAAACAAAAAAAAGAGCTACTTAATGTAACTCTTTTTTTTCGTCGGGGTAGCGGGATTCGAACCCACGACCCCCTGCTCCCAAAGCGGCGTGATAATAAAGGATATTCAGCTACATATCAGTTAATTATAATGATGCGAGCTAACCATTTCAAAGATAGTTCAAAGAACGCTATTTTGAGGGCTTTATTTTAGCCCTTTCTAACTCATGATTCAATAAAGCAATTTCTTGCTTTTGGGCGCTGTTTTCTCGCAGTACTTTCCGGAGCTGTTGCCGGAGAGCAACGATTGTTTTGTCTTTATCTTCCATATATTTATTTGTTGGTTTATCCGGTTATTTTTTGTCGTCCGGCTACTTGCACTTTCTTGTTTTCTTTATTATCTATACAAGGAAAAACAATAGGTATACTAAATCTTATATTTGTAGCTGACTTAGCTTGTCCTTCAATTTTGGTATTACTACCGAATCCCCAAGCACCAAAAGTAACTCCAAAGCCAACTTTTCCACCTTCACCGGACATATTAGCCAATGATACCTCGAATTCAATATTCTGAACACTGTATAATTTTCCTTCTATTTCTACATTGTTCTTACTGTTACTTTTCCGAGGACTTACAATAGCCCCACTGGTTTCAACTCTTTTTTGAGCAGCTGTTATACCATCAACGATTTGGGAAATTGCTTCCTCTACAAACTCCTTGAGTTCTATTACCTTTGGGGTATTCTCTGGTTCCATTTATATTTTAAATTAAAAGTTATGTTTAAAAAGTTACTTTACAATTATCGTATGCGTAAACTACGCAAATATTATATTGATTATACAATGAAACATTCATCTAATTCCATTAATGCATTTTGCTATGAACGAGATGACGGTGGGCTAGATGAGGTTGCCATTAGGTATATTGAAAATATATGTAATTATATTGTAAAAGGTATCCAATAGGATGCCTTTTAGTGTATTCTACATTTTCAATTAACTGGACTTCATGATGTTATATGATCATTGTTTCTCATAGAATAGCAGTCCGACACGATCTATATGCTCGCCAAAAGGAGTACCTATATTCTTACTGTAATCAACTATATCTACTTTGTATAGTAATCCCAAGTCCTCTATTTGAATATTTATATCCAACAGTTCATTGAAAGATATATTTTGCCCTATAAGGGCCAAATCAATATCTGATCCTTCGGTATAGTTGCCTTTAGCTCTAGAGCCAAATATTAATACCTTGTCAATATTGGGATGTTTTTTTAATACATCACTAATATCTTTTATAACTTCATTACTTAAACCAAACATATTATGCGAATAATCCTGTGATTTCACTTCTTTCATAACCAAGCCGAACAGCTAATTGTTTTAGCAGTATAGAATACTCAGTGTAAATCTTTTCGACTATCTCACTTGCTTTGCCATCATTGTATGTATGCGATGTTATATTTCTAGCCTTCGACATTCTACGCCAAGCATCATGATCTGATATTAAACCATCTTCAAATGATTTCTGTAATACAGGATTTGGACCTGTTATATCCTTATATCCTTTATACTCTAAGAAATCCTGCAAAACTTTCCAAGCCAACTCGAAAGTATATTCAAATCTTTGTACAAGACCTTCCATTTCCAGTTCGGTTAACTCATAGGGTTTTCTTTCGGATTCCGTAACCAGTAATACTCTTTTGCATGCCTTGCAATAACTATCATATCTTTGTAACCAACGTATATCTTGTTCCATAGTTGCTAAATTATAGATCAATTATTTGAGTTTGATTTCTCCCTTTTTTAAAATCATCATCCCATTCTATTTTTATTGTAAAATGTGGCCTTCTTCGAAACAATATGTATCGCACTTCAAAAGATTGTTGGGGAAGGAGTATTGGATAAGGTAAATAATTGTCTGGCATATTTAATGATATGTTCTCCTCAGGATCATCAAGAATTGCAAAATTTACATTATATGCCTTCGCTTGTCCTTTGTTGTAAATTTTTAAAATATTCATTTCTCCTTTGCTGGTTTTAATAACATTGCACTCAATAGAAGCTTTTTGACTTTCTTCTTCTTCTTCTGTTCTTCTTTTTTCTATTTCTTTTTTCTTTATAATCAAATCCAATTTATGGATTTTCCTACCTGTATACCAAGAATAAATAAGTGCTAATGCTGCAATTATAAAACTGCCTAATGAAATCCAATCTGAAATTTCCATCTTGATTATATTTTATATAAAACTTAATATTATGAATATTTTAATTTGCATATTTTCTGTTTCCATTTCCATTGGATCAGTGTTTATTAATCTAAAAAATATCAATCGTTTAAATAATCTTGAAAAAGAGATAGCTAAGCTTTTAAATAAAAAGTAATCACTTTCTTTTGAATATAGAAATGAGTTGATTCCGTATATCAGATGTTATTTCCTCTTTAATAGTATCTATTTCTTGGGTGATATAAGCTTGATTGAGTTCTACTAGTTCATCATAGCCACCAAAATATTCACGATTACATTTGGTACATTTGATATAACTTTTATTATCATTGCATTCAAATGAAGAGTCGTCACCACAAGTTATGCAATGTAATTTTATTGATTTATTATAATTCTTATCCATGGCTAATTTTATGTTTGTAATACTATAGAATTTTATTTGTTATGACCCCTTTTACAAGGAATACTCGAAGAACTTTAGTCTTGTCTATTATCATCTCGTCAAATTCTTCCAAGTTCTTTGGAACTAAACGCCATTTATTAGGATTGTCCTTGCAGTTACGGATATATTTCACAGTTCTGTATTCGTCTGTTATAATAAGGTATGCCTCACCAGGAAGAACACTATCTAAACTGACTTCCTTAATAGCTATAATAGAACCATCATTTATGTCTGGAATCATAGAACGTCCATAAGCTGGTACCGCACAATCACAATTCTGAAATGCCGGTATATGCAAATAGTAATTAGGAATATTAGTCTGATCGTTGGGAAGTTCATCATATCCCATAGTAACATCAACGTCAAAATAAGGTATTCCTTTGGATGATTGTTTGCTTGGTGCAGGCATTTCAGAGGAAATAGAAGTGATAGATTTCGCAGAAGAATTTAGTTTATTTCCGTCGCCAGTCAATAGCCAGGTTGTATTCAAATCTGGGTAGATTGTAGATATTTTCTCTAAATTGTTCCGTCTTATAGAGTCTCCTGTGTTTCGGACAAATCCATTGCTTAAACCACAATTCTGCTCGAACATTCTTGTGCTTATGCCTAATTCGTTTATGAATTGGAGTAGCCTATCTCTAACTGTTTCTTTCATTAAATCCTAAATTTTCTTAATATATAGATTATTTCTCTATGCAAATATCTACATGTGTAGATTTTAATTCTATATTTGCACTATAAAGTTAACGCAAAACAATGATAACGCCAAAATAAAAGGGCAATAAAGTTAACAAAATAGATTATTTACTCTAAATCGATATATAGATATGGTAAAGACAGAAAAAATAAAATTAGTGGTTTACAAAGAACATACGCTTGGGTATATTCTACCAGAATTGCCTGATTCAGTTCAAATACTACATTCTTCACCTCTGAAAGGAGCTATTGGTACAACCAATTTGCAGAACAATTTCCAGATCAACAATCCGAATGAAATCAGACTAGCAAGCGAGAGTGATTTTGATGCGTTTGGAATTTCGTTTGATGGATATAAAAATTCACCTGATTACATTTATAAATAAAAAGAAAATGAAGACAATTCTAGAAGTTTCATTACAAGAAGCAAGTAAGGCAAAGGATGCAATTAGATATAGTTTGCTGCGTACAGAACTGAACCAAACAAGTACCAATGTTTGGGAACTACCAACTTATGATATGAATGATGGATATGAGTGTGATGGTGACGAAGAACTGAAAGATGAAATTCGTGAACTGTTTTCTTCTTTCGGAATTGCAGAAGAAGAGTATTCATTCACTGACAAAGAAACGGAAGAATAAGCTATATAATCCCGGACGGGTTTGACCGCCTTTCCGGGAACTAGAAACTATAAATATAATAATGTATATGGAAAATCAATTAGAAACTATCAAAGCAAATCTGCCTTACGGATACGAAAAGCAGATAGCGAAAGAAGTAGGATGCTCACAGGGTACAGTGCACAATATCCTTAATAATAAGCCGGCTTCTGCTCGCTCAACCTACAAAGCAAAAGTATTGAATGTCGCTGTAAGAATGGCTAATGAAGCCTTGGAAGCTACTAAAGGAGTCTCCAAAGCTGCTGCCGAACTAGAGACTTTGCATCATGGAACTGCAAGCTGACGCTAAACTAACGAAGCGCGAAAATCAGATTGCTGGCCTCGCTTTTTGTGGTAAAGCAAAGAAAGAGATTGCGGATCTCTTGAATATTGCATACGGGACGGTAAACGTAATACTGGATAGAGCTTACAAAAAGACAGGAACAAGTAAACTGAATGAATTAGGCAGTTGGTGGGCTAATAGAGCATTTGCTCTAAATATTGATTTCCAGCAATTGCAGAAAACGATCGTAGCTCTTTCGTTTCTTGGAATTATTGCCTTTCAGATTGCATTTGACTGCAACAACGATCTTAACCGGAGTCGACGGGCAAGAATACGAAGAAATAAAATAGAAGAAGTATATGAACTCTAATCAATATTAATCAGGCAGCATAGCATAGAGATGCAGATGTGTTTCAGTAATAAAATCAGCTCAACACCATTCAAAAGTATAGGAAACAGCCTAATTAGAGATTATGGAAAATTGCTTCGAAATGATGGTCGCCCGATGCATTAAAATTGGGACGGTGCAAACGCTTACGATGCTGGGACTACTCCCCGAAGTAGTAACAATATCACAAGCGGAAGAAATATACGGAAAACGCCTAATAAAAGAGTGGCGCGAAAAAGCCTGGATTAAGTTTTATCCGGCAAATAATAAGGAAAGAGGAAAATATTATGTGAAACGATCCGAATTGGAAACAGCCAGTGCAATGATGGATTTGCATAATAAAGTTCCAGATAACATTATCAAACAACTAATGCAGATCGCTGTATGAGATATATACCGAAATCATCAGAAGTATTACAGGCTCTGCAAGATAGTATCGGAAAGCAGATTGCAGAAAGAGAAGAACAGAAAAAGAACTATGTTCCTACTCCTGTAGAGATTAAACCTGATAAAAAAGATATAAGCATAGAGCCCACGGCCGAAGATATTCTTTTAATGGAGGAATATAGACGTGGAGTATATCAAGGAGATTAATAAAATGCTAATATTTAAACAATTATGAGTAAAATTATTGAAGTAAAAGTGGAAGAGCTAAATGCGCTTCCAGCAACGAAAATTGTCGAAAGTGAAAATGTACAGGCAAAATTCGTTCAAATGTACAATGCTATCTGGGGAACAGATAAAGGTGAGCAAATGTATCATAAAGAAGTATTCAACTTTCAAAAACTTCTCCGTGATAATCCTGATTTGGCAGATTCGACAAAGATGTCTCTATATGGCTGTTTTCTTGATATAGCAGTCAACGGTCTTACATTAGATCAAACAGGACATCCACTTTGCTATATACTTAGCAGAAGCAGTAAAACCGGACACAAGAACGCACAAGGATATGATATTTATGAAAAACGTGCCTATGTTTCAGTTACAGGGTATGGCGAACTGACAATGCGTATGCGTGCCGGGCAAATCAAGTATGCGGATAATCCAGTCGTTGTATATGAGGGAGATCATTTTAAAGCATCCTTAGTTAATGGTATAAAGAATATCGAGTATGAAGCACAATGCCCCCGTACTTCAACCAAAGTTATTGCTGCATTCATTCGTATTGTACGAAATGACAACTCGGTAGATTATCAATGGTTAATGGAAGGTGATATCGAACGATTGAAACATTATAGTGAAAAAGCAAATTCGAAGTGGAACGATCAAACTAAAAGACGTGAATTGGGTAAAGCCAATGCACTTTATACTTCGAATAATGGAAGCATTGACCCTGGGTTCCTTGAGAATAAGATGATCAAACATGCGTTTGATGCTTATCCTAAGGTTCGTACAGGTAAGTTTACTATAATGGCTTCTGATCAAGAAGAGGAAGAAATTATCGACTATGGCTTGGTGGATGAAGACAAGGTTAATGAACCCGTTCAGGCTGTGGATAATCCTAATATTCCTTTCGGTGAAGAAAAACAACTGGAAGCTCCAGAACCTGTACAGGTGCCAGTCTCCGATGATGATGAAGACGGTGGATTCTAATACTTACTAACCGATTAAAATAAATAATATGGCAACAGAGTTAATCAAAATAGACGAAGCAAAAAATATTCTGTCATCTTTTCCAGATATAATGGGGAAGAATACAAATTCTGTCAAAAAGTGTAATGAAGCTGGGCAAGCTCTCCTTGACACTATCGAAGGAGAAGGTATGAATGAAACAATAGATCAGGCTACAGCCGACTACTTGAAAAAGGTTAGCGTAACACTCAAAAATATGGATGAACGTCGTAAACCTATTACGCAGATATTTGATAGAATACGTTCCTTTTTCACCTCCCAAGAAAAACAAATTGATCCTAAGGATCCTTCAACAATTCCCGGAAAGCTTGTGATAAAGCGCAATGAGTATGCCAAGTTTAAATACGAAGAAGAACAGAAAAGAAAGAGAGAAGCGGAACAGAGAGCTAGAATTGAAACAGAGAAAGCGAACTATCGACAGATAATAGGGGATAGCCTTCTTTCTTATTTCAATCAATATCTTTCAAGTAAAGTTTCTGAATTGCAGGGAATATTTTCCAACTTGACTTATGAAAACTTCGATCGTGAAGTTATAGGAATCACAGTTTTTCAGACCGATTATCCCAAATCTCATTTTGATAAGTTTAGTGCGGATTCTGCAACTTACTATATTAGTCAAGAAACAAAACAGGAGATTCGCCGAGAAGTTCTAGAGGGCAAATATGAGCAATACGCTCAACAGTATAAGGCAAAGATTGTAAGCGTTAAGCAAGACCTTACCGACCGTGTTCCCTCTAAACGCAAGGAACTTGCAGAACTGGAACAACTTCGTCTCGCTAATGCAGAGGAAGCTGCCAAAGCGGAAGAATTGCGTAAACAACGTGAAAAAGAAGCTGCAGCCAAAAGAATGGAAGAGTTGAAAAAGGAGGAAGAAGCAGCAAAACAAGAGGCTGCACTGAAGGCACAACAAAGCTCTATTGGTAGTCTTTTTATGGAAGCTGCCGCTTCTATTGCTCCTCCACCGACTAACGCCAAGGTGAAAGAAAAGATTGTTGTACTTCATCAGCAGGGATATTTAGAAATATTCCAGATGTGGTGGATAAACGAAGGTCAAACGTTGCCTGTTGAAGAACTGGAGAAAATCTTTAAAAAGATGATTACTTATTGCGAGAAGCAGGCGAACGGTAAAGATCAAAAGCATATCGAATCAAAATTCATCCGATATGAAGCAGATGTAAAAGCCAAATAGCCATGTCAAATCCTGATTCATATTACTCTCGTCCGGAGGTCAGCAATTCAGATCTGACAGAGCTTAAGAACTATCTTTATCCCCGTGCTCAATACGGGGATAAAGAGAAAGCATTCAAGTTTGGAACTCTTGTAGATGCTCTTATTACAGAAAACGAGCGTGTAAGATATGACAAGTTAATGGTAGACGATTACGTGTATACGAAAGACGAATTTGAACTAGGGCTTGAAATGCGTAAGGCTCTCCGGAAAGAAGCAGAAAAGGATCAATTTCTAGCTGTCGTTTTAGCACAGTCCGATACACAAAAGTTTATGGTTAATAAACAACAAGAGTTCTTTTATGGGAACTTTGTTTATCATCTCGATACACGGTGTAAATGGGATTGGTGGTTGTCTTCTTTCAACTTTGGAGGTGATTTAAAAACGACCTTCGCAGAGTCCCAAACACAATTTGATGAAGCGATAGATTTCTTTGACTGGGACCGGTCCCGGGCATGGTATATGGATATAGCCGGTAGCAAACAAGATTTTATTTATGCTATCAGCAAGAAGAATTGTAGAATCTTCAAGCATTTTATTACCGACCGGAAACACCCTTCATACATCAGAGGAAAAGAGAAATACGAGGACCTTGCTTTTAAGTGGTGGCAATTAATGGTCTGATTATATTTTACCATAAAACAATATGAATTTACTTATTACATCAAAAGAACAAATATTGGCCGAATTAACCAATATAGATTCATTCCTTAATATAACTATGAGCGAAGATGTAGCAGAAGCTGTACAACGCGGTAATGACTTAGCTGTATATGTTGCTCGTTCCGGCAAATTGCTCGCAGATTCAAAATATTGGCTCAATGAGGCAATGAAATCCGAGGTCATGCAGACGCTTGTAGACACGGCAAAAAGTGCGAAAGCAACAGCGACAGCGATAAATGCTCTAGTCAATTCTTTATGTCGGGAAGAGAGATACTTAGTTGATTGGTGCGAACGTTGCAATCGGACGGCAACACATCAATTATCGTGGTGTGTAACTGTAATAAGTAAAGCTAAGGCAGAAATGCAAATGTCCGGAATGTATAACAACAAAAAGTAATTATCATGAAAAATCTAAGAAGAGTCACAATCGGAATATCCGTTATCGGCCTGTTTACGGCATTATCTTTCTCTCAAAGAGAAGATGCTACAACTAGAGAAATAACTACGGCTGCCGTAATGGGAGTTGTATCAACGTTTAGTATTATCACTTTATCAACTAAAGAAGATTATGGAACAAGCAAAAAATGAAATCAAGAAAGCGATTATTAAAAAGGACCGCTTGAATGTAGTGTACAATGAACGTTTTTCGGAAGCAAACTACACGAATGTAATTAGCAAGAACTGCGATCAGATCATTCATAGTGACTTAAGAGAGACATTTAATCGTCTCAAATTACATCTTGTCGTATTATGCGAACAGCCGGAAGCTGCCAATATTAATAAGGATAGTTTTACGTCTCCTGGCTATTCAGAGATTCTTGAAAATTACATCATAACCGGCTATGCAAACGATAGCGTCGATGGTGTGTCTGGAATTACTATTATGGGGGCTAAATTACTTCAGTCCGGCAAAGTTGTTGATCTGAAAATCTTCGTTCCTCTCCTTGATGCAGACTATCCTTACTATGAAGAATTGAGCATTGATGCGGCAGCTTGTGACGCAGAAGTTGAGAGTTATCTGTTTGAAGAGAAATGGGGAGTCAGACAGGAACGTCTTGATTTTGATACAGACGAACCGGAAGAAGCCGTTATAATTGAAGATAAACCTAAAAAAAGAGGGCGAAAGAAGCAAATAGAAGCTCCAGCTCCTTTAGATGCAACTGCATAACACCAATCACTATAGGGGGATAATTCCCCCTACAAAATACTCTAAATCATGAATATCGAATTAAAAGGAGATAATTTTGAATTATCTTTCAAGTATAAACCTTCTATCGTAGATCGGATCAGGCAGATTCCTGGAAGACGTTTTGACGGTACCCGAAAAGTTTGGATTATTCCGACTAGGAGTAGAGTTGATCTTGAAAGGATGATTTATCAAATACAGCAATTTGAGAATATAAACTGGCTTAGTGGCAATGAAAAAAGGGAAGAAGAAGCTGTTTACGATATTCCGGAACTTCCGGAGCTGGTCATTCCTCATAATCTTAAAATTCAACCTTATCCTTATCAACTTAAAGGCATTGCTCGAGGATTAGAATTAAAACGGTTTATGAACTGTGATGAACCGGGACTCGGTAAGACATTGCAGAGTATTGCAACAATTAATATCGCTGGTGCTTTTCCTTGTCTTGTTATTTGTCCTTCTTCATTAAAAATAAACTGGATGCGTGAATGGGAGAAGTTTACGGACAAAAAAGCAATGATCTTAACTGATAAAGTACGTGATACTTGGACTTTTTTCTTTCAAACAGGAATGCATCAGGTATTTATAGTCAATTATGAGTCTTTAAAAAAGTACTTTGTACAACGTATAAAGAAGTCCGAAGGCTGGACGCTACGAGATGTAGAATTTAGAAACTCAATCAACTTATTCAAATCAGTTATCATTGATGAGAGTCATCGTTGTAAATCTGCATCTACCCAGCAGGCTAAATTCTGTAAAGGGATATGCACCGGCAAAGAATGGATTATCGAATTGACGGGAACCCCAGTTGTCAACAGGCCAAAAGACCTGATTCCACAGCTAGCAATATTGAATCGTATGGAAGATTTTGGAGGTTATAAGCCTTTTGTTAACCGATACTGTTCAGGTCAAAGAGAAGCGTCAAATTTGAAAGAATTAAATTTCAACCTATGGAAATACTGTATGTTTCGACGTGAAAAGTCACTAGTTCTTACAGATCTTCCAGATAAAATACGTCAAGTAAACACATGTGAAATTACTAATCGTAAGGAGTACGTAGATGCCGAACGTGATCTTATTATGTATCTACAGAAATATAAGGATGCCGATGATGAAAAGATTGAAAAGGCTTTGCGTGGTGAAGTCATGGTACGTATCAATATTCTTCGGCAGATCTCCGCACGTGGAAAAGTACGCGATGTTATTGAATTTGTGAAAGACTTCCGGGAGAATGGAAAGAAAATAATCCTCTTTTGTTCTCTTCATGAGGTTGTAGACCAACTGAAACGTTACTTTCCCACTGCTGTATCAGTTACCGGAAGAGATTCCCAAGATGATAAGCAAAGAGCGGTTGATGCCTTCCAGAATAATCCTAAGACAGATATAATTATTTGCTCTATTAAAGCGGCTGGAGTTGGCTTAACGCTTACTGCATCAAGCAATGTCGCTTTTGTTGAGTTCCCTTGGACATACGCTGATTGTTGTCAGTGCGAAGACCGGGCACACCGTATCGGGCAAAAGGACTCTGTTACCTGTTACTACTTTCTTGGTCGGCGAACTATTGATGAAAAAGTTTATCGCATAATTCAAGAGAAGAAAAATATCGCTAATGCAGTAACCGGATCTACGGAAGACATTGAGGAAAATATCGTTGATATGGTTGCACGAATATTTGATACAGATTATGATGATGAGGGGTTTTAAAATGGAGCCACAACAGAAAATAGACCGGTTAAAGAAAGCGGGCTACCAAGTTCAAGAGAAAGGTAACAAGATTCGTGTTACCAAAGGATCATTAATAATCAATGGAACAATTAACCAAGTACACAAAGAAGTTTTTAATCAATAATTATAGGCACTATGAATACGTATAGTAAATATGTACCAAATGTTTTTCTTGCAAAATGTAGTGAAAAACATGAAAAAGGAGAAGTAATCGAGGTTACAACCAAGTATGGAAAAGAAAATGAATGTATTGTTTTCAACCTCATTTACGAACGTGATGGATTCTATTATTACTCAATCGTACGGGCTGATGGCTTTAATGTGCAAGAGTGGGCTAAACAAAGGGCTGAACGTCGTCATGAATGGGCTATATCTGCTGTACAGAAAAGTAGTGAATATTACAACAAGTCCAATAAAGATAAGGATTTTCTTTCTCTAGGTGAACCTATCAAAGTGGGACATCATAGCGAGAAGCGACACAGAAAAGCGATAGATGATGCATGGAACAATATGGGTAAAAGTGTTCAGTTTGACGAAAAAGCAGCCGAGCACGAAAGGATAGCTAAATATTGGGAACAACGTGCAAATACAATCAATTTATCCATGCCGGAGAGTATTGATTTCTACGAGCATAAACTTGAAGTTGCTCAAAAATATCACGAAGCCGTTAAATCGGGAAAGTGCCCGCGTAGTCATTCTTATGCTCTTACTTATGCAAAGAAAGAAGTAAATGAATTACAAAAGAAATACGAACTCGCAAAGACACTGTGGGGAGATGTTTAATCTAGTAGCCTTCGGGCTACTATAATTCAAGCCTGATTAGATATGAATGATTATAAAGATAAATATG